AAAATTGGACTTTACGTATAAGAGATAAGGCAAAAACAAACAATAATTTGAATCTTTTTGATTTTGACAACTATGCAGCAATTAATTGATTATAATTATAATGTAGTTGTTCGCGACGAAAAAGGCAACGAATATTTAATGTATTCTAATAGATTACATAGTGAACAGCTTGATTATTGGCAAGGCTGGAAATGTAACGCTGGATTAGATTATATCTTGATTGACAGCAAACTTAATGTTTACGGTGCCCAATGCGAAAATGATTTTTTAGGTGTTCTATTTGAGGATTTTAAATTGTTAGATCAACCTACAACTTGTAGACTTGAAAGATGCACAAATTGTACCGATGATCTTTTGACTACAAAATCAATTCCATGAATACTTACGCAGTTATCCTAAGTATACCAAGAGTAGCACCGGTGCGCCCAGCAGCAGCACCTGCAATCATCAAGCAAATTTTTAACCAACACAATTTGTGTAGCAAAATTTTTTTTATCAATATAGATTATTTTACACAATTTAAAAATTCAATTAAACCCGCACTGTTCAATGAAATTGACGAATATCTATTTGTAAAGAACAGGATTCTATCAATTGAAGCAGAAAAAAACTTGTTTAAGTTCATTAATGAGTGGATTGGTGAAATACTGTCAATATCACCTGAAAAATTGTTAATTAGTGTTTTTAGTTGGCAGGCACAAAGATTTACAGAATTATTCTTACGAAGATTTAGATGCCATAGTACTATAGAAGTAATTGTGGGCGGCCAAGGTCTGATTAGAGAAGAAAATGGCAGTTTTAGCGAACGTCCGGAATTTGCTCATTATTTAAAAAAAGAACGGTTAATCGACCATTGGATACGTGGCGAAGCTGAAACAACCATACCGGAAATTATCAAAGGCAACTATTTGGTTGCCGGTATCGATACAGATTTCTTTGCCGAACGCAGCGATGTAAAAAAACACCGACCCATGGACTTCGGTGATTTTAAAATCACCGAATATCAAAGTGGGTACCGGTCTGGTGTGCTTCCCATGGAAACCAGTAGAGGGTGTGTACGCAATTGTACGTTTTGCGACATTCCTACCATGCAGGGGGGCTTCAGATTCAAAACCGGATCACAATTGGCCAAGGAAATGATTCATTATTATGAATCTTATGGCGTGCGTGATTATTTTTTCCACGATGCTTTGTGCAACGGTAGTGTCAGGGATTTGAGACAATTCAATGAGTTGCTAGTGGACTATTACCAACTGCACGGGTTACCCGATCGGTATTTTAGCTATAGTAGTCATGCTATTGTTCACGGACAAAAAGCTTTTCGTCCGGAAGATTTTGAATACATGAGTCGAGCTGGCGCAGACACTATGGTAATCGGAGTTGAAACTGGAAGCGATCGTGTACGTGCTCATATGCGAAAGGGTTTTACTAACTACGAGTTAGATTACAACATGGAATATTACAGCAAGTTTAATATGCATGTGTATTTTCTAATTATCGTAGGGTTTCCTACAGAAAGAGAAGAAGATTTTATTGCCACTCTAGACATGCTAACAAGATATCAGCGTTATGTAGCTGATGGTACAATTATAGGAGTGAACTTGGGTACCACTCTCACAATAGAAGAAGGGACTGAACTCTACAACAATCCTGAAAGATTTAAAATAATAGGTGTAAACAACCAACGTCCACAAGGCACCGAATGGTTATGTGAAGACAATCCCACATTGACTTATAAAGAGCGTATAATGCGTCGTATACGAGCTCAAGAACATGCAGTTGCTCTGGGATATACTTTCTGGAAGGGCGACGATCAGATGAAGATTATGATGGACAAATATCAAGACAGGTTAAGCAAACTGGCAGGAGTAATACATTGAGGCTGGAAATAGATCTTAATGTAGAACGGCGCTTAGGAAACCCAATGATAAAAATAGTTGTTGACGATTATTTGACTTTGGACGATGGGCCAGCCCAGGATTATTATGATTTTGACGTAGATTTAGTTGACGGTGGTCACGATTTGACTGTAATTCACTACGGAAAATCGCCGGAACACCATGTGCATGATCCATACGGTAATATTGTTATAGATAGGCATGTTGAAATTAAAGGTATTAAACTTGATTGTATAAAGCTAGAGTCTGAACTTTGGAATGGCAAGTTCTTTCCAGTTTATATGCACAAGGCCGAGCATGAGCCTTACTTTATTTGTCCCAATTTGTACCTGGGTCACAACGGTGCTTGGAAATTTGAATTTGCTACTCCAGCAGCAGCTTGGTTAATTGATTTAAGAAAACCGGGTCCAAAGTTAGCCGGAACTATATTTAAAACAAACAGTGACACCTTAGAGGTGGCCAAAAACTTTTTTAAAGATTTACCTGATGTTTGATTATAAAAAAATTAAAGAATATCAATTGGAAATTACAACTTATTGTAATGCTGCCTGCCCCCAATGTCCAAGAAACGTACAAGGATCAGGACTTAATCCTTACATGCCGTTGATACATTTAGATAGAGAAGTAATTGATGCTGCCTTCAGCGTTGACCATTGTAGTCAATTAAAGCAAATATTTTTTTGCGGGAGTTATGGCGATCCTGTCATGCATCCTGACTTCTTAGACATTCTTCAAGATTTTAGAACTAAAAATCCAACAGTATGGTTATACGTTCACACCAATGGTGGTGTGCATGACGAAAGCTATTGGGAAGAAATAGCGACCATCATGAACGGTTATGGTCAAATTGATTTTGGCTTTGATGGACTAGAGGACACTTTACACATCTATAGACGTAATGTAAAATACTCTATTGCTATACGTAATGCTAGAGCATTTATTCGCAAGGGCGGTCGAGCGCAATGGAACTTTATAGTTTTTAAACATAACGAACATCAAGTTGAACAAGCAAGACAATTGAGTAAAGAATACGGATTCTTTAATTTTTTACCAAAAAAGACTGGCCGTTTTTACGATCATGCCAACGAATGTGCATACCCCAATTGGCCAGTACTGGACAGGCATGGTCATACAGAATACTTGCTAGAAGAACCAAATAATTCTGAATGGCGTAATCCCAGTGTACAAAAAATAGAAGTTATCAAACAAATGTATGGGACTTTTAAAGACTATTTACAACAAACACCAATCAAATGTGATGCCTTATTAGGTAACAAAGTTGTGATTACTGCCGAAGGGCTTGTACTTCCATGTAACTTTTTTGAACACAACATGTACGACGCAAGATTTCATTCGTTTGCAAAACCAGGTGCCAATAGTGCCAGTTTTACTAACACAGGAAAAATACAAGTAAAAGAATTTATAGAAAATTATAAAGACCAATTGGATATAAAACATCACAGTTTACAAAAGATATTTCAATCTTATTTTTGGCGCGACTTGGTTGACAGTTGGTCTGATTCTAATAGAATTATGGAATGTGCGATGACATGCGGAGAAAAATTTACCAAAGTTTGGGATCAAGGAGGATCCATTAGATGAAAGTGTTAGTAACAGGTGGTAATCGAGGATTAGGAAAACATCTAGTTGAAGAGTTTAACGGCGTTAGCATTAGTCGTATAGACGGCGTTGATATTACACAAGATCACGAATATATAGCCAAATTGAGTTTGGATTATGACGTGTTTGTAAACAATGCCTTTGATGGTCCACCACAAGAAGCATGGGCTAATTTTGGACAAGTGCATGTGTTAGAAGCAGTATACGACGCATGGAGCAAAAACCACAAAGCAGGACATATCTATAACATTGGCAGCGTAGGCGAAAAACATGTTGTGGCTCGTGAGCCCGGATTTGAAACATATCGTGTGGCCAAAGCAGCATTGACACACGCAAGTAAACAATGTACAGCATCGTTTAAGGCTAATAAAGTGGCTTTTAAAACTACTTTGATTACATTAGACCGGTTAGACACAGAACTAAGCAGAAATCGCCCAACGTGGACTGGAAATGGTTTAAATTTGCAAGATGTATCAGATTTTATAAAGTATGCAGGAAAATTAAATCAAAATACTTGTATTGAGGAAATAACATTTTATTGTAATCTAGACTACAAGGCATAATTAATGCTGTATGTCATGGCTATTCGAATCCACTCTAGTGGAATCACTTCCTGAAGATTGCGTGGGATTTGTATATTTGATTACAAATACAGTATCTGGGCGCAAATATATAGGAAAAAAACTAGCCAAATTTTCAAAAACTACAGTACGAACAGTAAAACTAAAAAACGGCAACAAAAAGAAAAAAAGAATCAGAAGCAAAATAGACAGTGATTGGCAAACCTATTATGGCTCAAACGACGAACTAAACAAAGACATCGAATCACTAGGCCCAGAAAAATTTACTAGAGAAATACTTTTTTACTGCAAATCACGAGCAGAATGTTCATATATTGAAGCAAGGGAACAATTTAGACACCAAGTCTTAGAATCAGATCAATACTATAACGGACAGATTAGCGTTCGTGTCCACGGATCGCACATAAAAAAGAAATGAGCAAAGTTATATATTTTGGTGATTGCAATATTGAACTTGCCGAACAAGCAAAAGCGCACAGACGCGATGCTTTTTTAGTTGAGTCAAGCAATTATCAGGAGTTCTTGGAATCTCGGCGACACAATCTAGTATGCTACACTTCGCTAGCAGATCTTCCCAAAGACATATCAATTGTGATGGAAATCTTGCTATCAGCTGATACTATTGTATACTGCCCACCGGAAGTATGGTCTGATCACAAAACTATAACTGCAACCAATGCCACCGACTGCATACAAGGCTCGTCTGAAATTTTATTACTTTATTTGTCAGATCAAGTAAAAGTTGTTAATTTAAATTTATGCATTAGTCAAAAATATAAAAATTCTAT